CTCAACAGGAATTAACATTAAAAACCTTCATAATGTCATCTTTGCTTCCCCATCAAAATCTCGAATACGAAACTTACAATCAATCGGAAGAGTTCTAAGAAAGGGAAACAATAAAACAAAGGCAACTTTATATGATATTGCCGATGATATTAGTTATAAATCAAGAAGAAATTATACACTGAATCATTTGATTGAAAGAATAAAAGTGTATAATGAAGAAAACTTTAACTATGATATAGTTAAAATACCTTTGAAGAATTAAACCTAAATAATAATACAAGTATTTTGAGATGATGGGAGAAGAATTTCACGCTGTTTTAAAATTAATTACAGGAGAGGAAATCTTCTCACTTGTTTCTGTCGATGAAAATGATGGAGACTCAATCATTATGCTTTCAAATCCAGTAATTATGAAAATGCTTTCAAGTCCTGCAGGAAAGTATGTTAAAGTAAAACCTTGGTTAGAGTTACCAGATCAGGATTTATTTCTAATCAAGTATGATAAAATTATTACAATGTCTGAAGTAACAGATAAACAAATGATTAAATTTTACACCAGATATTTAAATGAAGATGATATAGATATTGAAATTGACGGTCAGGTATCTTTAACAGATAAAATGGGATTTATAACTACAGTTGACGATGCTCGTCTAAAGCTAGAAGAGATATTTAAGAATAATATAGAACCTAATAACCCTTGAACCTCTACAAAGGTTATTGTACATAAAATTCAGTGAGTTGTCAAGTCTGATAAATTATGTTATAATATCATTATATTAAGTCAAGTATATGGCAAAGAAAAAATCGGAGCATTATGTAAATAATCGTGAATTATTAGAAGCATTAATTGTCTATCGTGCAGAGGTAAAAGAAGCAAAAGAAAATGATTTACCTAAACCACGTATTACAAATTACTTAGGTTCTTGTTTTTTAAAAATAGCAACACACTTGTCATATAAACCAAACTTTGTAAATTATATGTTTCGTGATGATATGATATCTGATGGTATTGAGAACTGTGTTCAGTATATTCATAACTTTGATCCAGAGAAATCAAGAAACCCATTTGCTTACTTTACTCAGATAATACACTACGCATTTCTAAGAAGAATACAGAAAGAAAAGAAGCAGTTAGAAATTAAAACAAAGATAATTGAAAAGACAGGATTTGAAGAAGTCATGACCGTAGATGATGGTGCAATGACAGGTAGTAGTTCTGATTATAATACAATTAAAGATAATATTCAGTACAAGTCCTCAAATAGATGAAGTTAGCAATTATAACAGATCAGCACTTTGGTGCAAGAAAAGGTGCTGATTACATACACAAATATTTCAAAAAGTTTTACGATAATACCTTTTTTCCATACTTGGAGAAAAATAAAATTGATACTGTTGTTGATATGGGTGATACTTTTGATAATCGTCGTAATATAGACCTAGCAACGCTTGAGTGGTCGAAGAAAAATTATTATGATAGATTACGTTCGATGGGTATTAAAGTTCATACAATCGTAGGTAATCATACTGCATACTATAAAGATACAAATGAAATCAATACCGTAGAATTATTATTAAAGGAATATGATAATGTGGAAGTTTATGCAGAACCAACCACAGTGAATATTGGTGGATTAGATATTTTAATGCTTCCTTGGATTAACGAAGAAAATAAATTACAAACTCTTGAGATGCTGGACACCACAAAAGCAGATGTCATTATGGGTCATCTTGAGTTAAATGGATTTGTTGCTACTCGTGGTCATACAATGGAACATGGAATGGACACAAAGATATTTGATAAATTCTATCGTGTTTACTCAGGTCATTATCATACTCGTTCTGATAACGGAAAAATATACTATCTCGGAAACCCTTATGAAATGTTCTGGAATGATGTTTTAGATACAAGAGGGTTTCACATCTTTGATACTAAAACAATCGAACACAAACCCGTAAACAATCCTTACAGGTTATTCTATAATATCTACTATGAAGATACCAATTATAAGTTATTTGATACAAGAGACTTTAAGGATAAAATAATTAAAGTGGTTGTGAAAAAGAAAACCGACCAAAAGCAATTTGAAAAATTTATAGATAAATTATACAACTCTGGTATTCAAGACCTAAAAATAATTGAAAATTTTGTATTAACCGAAAGTGCTGACTTTGAAGTAGAGGAAACTGAGAATACGATAGGTATATTGAATCGCTATATTGATGAATCTGAGTTTGAAGGAGATAAAACTCTTATTAAAGGAATTCTACAACAAATATACACCGAAGCTTGCGAGGTAGACTAATGTATCTTCTTTCACTTAAAGACAGACGGGATGATGGTGCCTATGCTGTTCTAAACCGTTACGGAGAAAAAGTACTCTTTATGTTTGAAGAAGAGGATGATGCAGAAAGATATGCGATGATGATTAGTAATGATGAAGATAATACAAATTTAAATGTTATAGAAATTGAAGATGCACTTGCCATTCGTACGTGTAAGATGTATAATTATAAGTACGCAGTGATCACACCGAACGATATAGTCGTTCCACCACCTAAGAATGATAACGTTTCAAAAAATTAGATGGAAGAACTTTCTGTCAACTGGAGACCAGTTTTCAGAAATAGATTTCCAACAAAATGCAACGAATTTGATAGTTGGAACAAATGGCACAGGGAAATCTACAGTATTAGATGCCCTGACTTTTAGTTTATTCAATAAACCTTTTCGTAAGATAAACAAGTCTCAACTTGTAAATGCTACAAATGAGAAAGATACTCAAGTAGAAGTAGAGTTTGATATTAATGGTCGTCAATATCTTGTTCGTAGATGTATGAAACCAAATCTATTTGAGATAGAGGTTGATGGTCAAAAGATGCATAAACAGGCAGATGACCGTGCAATGCAGAAGATATTAGAAGAGAATATACTTAAAGTTAATTACAAATCATTTACTCAGATAGTCATACTTGGTAGTAGTGCTTTTGTGCCTTTTATGCAACTATCAGGTTCAAATCGAAGAGAAGTGATTGAAGACTTATTAGATATTCGTATTTTCTCTGCCATGAATTTGATTATTCGGGAAAAGATAAGAAAACAGAAAGATGAGATAAGAGTTTTAGACTTATCAAGAGAGAATGTAAAAGATAAATTGGATATGCAAAAGAAATTTATTGAAGAGTTAGAGAATCGTGGTAAGGCAAATATTCAAGGGAAAAAAGATAAAATTACAACCCTCCTCGATGAGCAGGATGAGTATACATCTAACAATTCTAAGTTAGATGATGAAGTTAATAATCTAATAAAAGAACAAGAAAAGGTCACGGGAGCAAATAAAAAGTTACGAACTCTTAACAAATATAAGGGTCAGTTAAGTCAGAAAGTAGCAACCATAACTAAGGAACATAAGTTCTTTAGTGAAAATGTAACATGTCCTACATGCACTCAAAATATAGAAGAATCATTTCGTTTAAATAGAATTAATGATGCTCAAACTAAGGCAAAAGAGTTGCAATCTGGTTATCAGGAACTAGAAAAAGCAATTAAAAACGAAGAAGAGAGAGAGCATCTCTTTACTAAAGTATCAAAGGAGATTACTAAACTCAATAATGGCATTTCTCAAAACAATACTCGGATTTCTGGATGTCAGCGACAGGTCAGAGATCTGGAATCAGAAATTCAAAAACTTACCACTCAACTTGCAAATCGAAATACTGAGGATGAAAAATTAAAAGAGTTTAACCAAAGTCTCCAAAATATTTTTAAAGAACTAGCAGATAAGAAAACCGATATCATGTATCATGATTTTGCATATTCGCTATTAAAAGATGATGGAGTTAAGACAAAAATAATTAAAAAGTATCTACCACTTATTAATCAGCAGGTCAATCGTTACTTGCAGATGATGGATTTCTACATCAACTTTAAGTTGGATGAGGAGTTTAGTGAAACTATAGAGTCACCCATACATGAAAACTTTTCATACAGTTCTTTTAGTGAGGGTGAAAAGATGCGTATCGACTTGGCACTTCTATTCACTTGGAGAGAAGTTGCAAGAGTTAAAAACTCTGTAAATACAAATCTATTAATTATGGATGAGGTATTTGATAGTTCTCTTGATGGTATGGGAACTGAAGAATTTTTAAAGATAATCAGGTTTGTAATTAAAGATGCAAATGTATTTGTAATATCTCATAAAACAGAATTACACGATAAATTCAATAGTGTGATAAGGTTTGAAAAAGTCAAAGGTTTCTCTCGTATTGTTTATTAATAAATATTAAAAAATTCTAACAAATGGTTTGGCACATTAAAAAAACAAGTATGATGGGTGCATGTACAGTTTATTACAAAGGTGATAATCGTTGGACTGACAACTATGATGAACGTGTCACATATAGTTCACAAAAAAATGCGAAAGCAGAGAACTATATTTGGGAAAAGGTTAACACCTCTAGTTGGGATGTAACTACTGTAAACGAAGGCTAATGTTTATTTTCTCTTTTATACTCTCATTATTCGCTAATCATTTACCAGTGATGTATGTTCAAGTACCACAGTGGGCAGATGATTGGGCAGTTTGTGCTGTAGATATACCAGATGCTAAATGTCATTGGTATGTTGTTGCACCTGATAATACATTTGGCGAAGGATTTAGTTGGGAAGATGCACCTTGGTTTGATGCAAATGGTTTAAATGATGTTGCACCTATGCAAGAAGTTTCAGTTTTAGAAAAATTACAGGGAAAGAAATGAAAACATTTCAAATATTCAAAGAAGATTTAAAGAAAAGTTTATCACCATTGAAAGACTTTGGTAAAGAGTTTGCAGGTAAAGCAGAGAAATTTGCTAAGAGTGATGATGCAAAAAAACTAAAAACTGATGTTTTAAATATGTT